CCTTGGAGCATAACTAAAGTCCGAAGAACGAGAACCAGAATTCGAAGTATCAAGCCAACGCCCCCCAAGGAACACGGCGTTAGATAAATTATAAGTTGAACCTCTGCCTTCAGTATTAGCAGTATAAGCAGACGAACCATATGGTCCACCAAAATGGTTACCCCAAATACGCAAACAACCCGTTGATTGAATCACTCCCCACTTAGAAGTAAAGTTATCATCAGTTGCACTCATTTGAGTTGTTACAGGATCACTTCCTCTTGAACTAGCTTCTGTAGTTCCGTAAGCTAAAGCAGAAAATTCTTGATATGTAGGTGGTCGTTTTCCATGACTAGATAATAATTCAGCACATTCCCACCAAGTGTATGAGCCATAAGTTGTTGAACCATTACCACCATATAAACTAGGTACTTTTGGTGGAGAAGAACTATCAGCTATAGTAACATTGTATTTAGATGTTCCGTTTGTGTGATGATCTACACCTGTTAAATAAATATCTGACCAAAAATGTCCACCAATTAAAGTCATTCCTCTTGGGTCTGAACAATTAGGTCTCCATTTTAAATCCCATAATGAATATACGTTAATAGATGGAGTTGTGTTTCCACCTGAAGTTCCTGTTGCATTTTCGCCAGGTGCATAATGAAATCCACCTACTTTTCTTGCATTAGCTGATGGTGGACTAACATGATCTGTTGTAGCTTCTAAAGCACCAGCAGTTGTACACCATATTGCATAATCAGTTCCAGAAGTAGCAGAGCCTGGCATGGTAATAGATGTTCCTGAACTAATTGTTTTAATATCTCCATTAACTTCAATGTATAAACCTGTATTTGTTGTAAGAGTAAATGCACCCGTTTTATTCCAAGCAACAACTGTTGGATCAATTTTTGAAAATAATCCGTAAGGTATAGCACCAGAAACATCTCCAAAAGATAATATTCCAGAACCATTTGTTATTAATGCTTGTCCATTAGTTCCATCTGCTGTTGGATAAGATAAACCATCTATAATTACTTTACCTGTTCCATCAGGTGTGAATGTAATATCTCCATTTGAAACTGAAACTATATCATTTCCATTAACATCTAAATCTCCACCTAATTGTGGAGTAGTGTCTGAAACTATATCCAATGAAACTGAACTATCTAACCAATTAACTGTGTTAGCTGTGTAATCTAAAGTTGCTAAAGATATATCATCTGCACCATCATAGAATTTTAAAGTAGGTGTTGTTGCTGAAGTAGTATCTAGCCAAACAGTTCCAGCAACTGCTGAACTTGGTCTTGATGTTCCTGAATTAGATGTATTAATAGCTTCTAAAGTCGAATTTAAATCCGACCTGAAAGCTGGGAAACCCTGATTTTGAATGTTGTAATCGCCTTGTGCCATAGTTTCTTATACTCCTTTTAATATCCTTTTGCAATATAATCGAATGTTCGAGATACTACACTATTTGATGAATTTTTAAAAGTAACATCAAAAGAATCAACAGCTTTATTTTCAACTATAAAATAATCTCCTGTAGCCATATCTTCTGCTGTAATTCCAACTGCGTAATTAACAGATTTAAATGGTAATGTAAATGTTACAGTTTTAGTTGCAACACCAGATATAATATCATTACCACTAAATATTCTATCAGGCATATCAATAGTTACTGATAATTCTGAAACAACAGGAGTTGAAGATAAATCATTTGAAATAAGAACTAATCTAAATTTTGCATAACGCAAAGTATAATCTCCAATAGTGAAATTTCTAAATGATGTGTAAGTAATATTATCATCAGAGGTTGCTATCTCAATATGTGCATTACAGTTTGCTGGTGTATCTCCATCAAAGTTAGATTTTTGATCGTCAAAATCTCCTGTTCTACTATCAAAGACATCATCTAAGTTATCTGATGTTTGAGTTATAGAAGCTGTAATTCTAGCAGTATGTTTTGCCCCAATATCAATAGGTGCTGAAAATTCATAAGTTCCTGACGCAAATAAGTCAGCACTTGTTAAACCAGATTCAAATAATCCTGTACCATCATCAAATAAACCACTAGCTGAATCAAATAGTTCTGATGAGTCTAGTTTTAAAGTATTATCAGATTCAATTACATTTGTTTTAGTTCCTGTAAAGTCAGGGTGTTCTGATTGAGTTGCTACTGCATTAAAGTTTAAAACTCCTGTAACATTAGAAACAATAGCTGTTGCATTAGAACTAAAGTTCCCTAGTTTATCGACTGCTTTGATTAGAAAGCTGCCGATTCTTGCAGGAACGTTAATTGAAGTTGCTGGTCTTGATACTTTTTCAACTAAAGATACAGAGTTTGACCATGTAGCTGAACCATCTATTAAAGCTGAATATCTAATTTGATAATAAGCAAGGTCTAAGTCTGGTATTTGTGTCCATGAAAGATGAGCCTCTTGTCCAATAACATTACAAGAAAAATCTTCAATATCAGACGGAGGTGCGATAGCACCAATGATTGTTCTTTGTGCTGTTACATAAGTTGAAGATGTACCTAAACTTGAAACTGCCTTAACTCTTACATCATAAGTTTGTTGGTCAATTACGTTTAAGACTCTGTGATTTAATCCTGAACCTTGTGCGTAAATAATATAATTAGAATCTGAACTTAATTTATATTCTACTTGGTAAAAATCTACAAAGCTATCTGGACTTGCACCAATAGTAACATCTAAAGCTACAATAACTGTTCCATCATTGTATTCAATTAATTGGTCATCTAGTGTTACACTTGCTGGTGGTTGAACATTAAATGGATTAGGTAAATTAGTTGATGGTACTGTTGTTGCTTGTACTTTTGTTGCCCAAGTATAATGACTATCTTGATGTTCCACTAATGATAAACCTATTGTAAAATCTTCATTAAAAGTAATACCCATAACTCTAAAAGGTTTAGCAGAAAATCCTAAACTACTATGATTGATATTAACTATATCTGCTATTGCTAAATCATAAGCATCAAAGCTAACAGTTATTCCTAAAGTTAATGCTTCTCTTGATCTTCTTAAAATAACTTCTGCCATTTCTTCTGCTTGGTATTGACTTGTAATTGTTTTAAAATCAAATCTTCCTTCTAATAAGAATCCACCGTCAGCAGTTTTCATTGTTGCGTGTTGATCTGCACTAGGCAAACCAGAGTCATCTATCGGTGGAAATTGAACTTCATTGACTTGGTAATTTCTTGATGGATCAACAAAGCTACAAATAACTCTATTAAATCTTTCGTTCTTACTTGGGATTGATAAAGTATATCCACCTATAATATCATCTTCATTTAAAGTAATAGACGCAGTTCCTGTTGTTTCAATTATTAAACTATACTTACCTTGTGTGTATGGAAGATAACCTCTACAACCTTTTAAAAACTCTCTAACATTATCTATAATATTTTGTGAAGTATCTATTGCAGTATTAATATCAAAAATATTAATATCACTACCACCAGAATAAGGTGTTACTTGTGTTTCACAAACTTGTGAAGCATCATAAAAAGATTGTAAATCTATTTCACTAACTGCTAATCCTTTTCCATATCTTTCATTAGTTAAGTAATCTAATAAACACCATGATGGGTTTGTAGAATAACTTGCAGTTTGTTCAACTAAACTTGCATTATATGTTTTAACTTTTTTACCTTGTATTTTAGCTTGTACTTTTGGAATACCTGTAAATGCGTCTTGATTCCATTTAAATCTAATTGCAAGATAACAAAGACCAGATAGCTTATGATTACTTCCCCAATTAGTTAATGTTGATAATAAAGTTGATGCTGATTGACCATCAGTTCCATAATGTGGTTCTATTCTAATTAAACTTGTTGAGTCTTTATAAAAATTACTATCTGAACTATTTACTTCTACTTCTGTTCCATCTGATAATGCACTTGCCCAAGTAACTACTTTATCATCAATTCTTATTTCTTCTATATCGTTTATCTCTCCTTCTGCCATAACGATAGACATATAAAGGTAAGTATTATCTGTTCCAGAAGTTTCCATGAACACTCTAGTTCCTCCTGTAAGTCTTTCTCCATATATAACAGGAATGTTTGCGTCATTAGATTGTTTGTTAATTAAAAGACCTCTTTCAAAATCATCAAAAGAGTTAGTTCCAAAGTCTGGCATATCAGGAACTTTAGGTCTTAATACCCATGTCAAGAATAAACTAACCCCTAAAGAAACTAGAGGATTCATATTACCAAAAAATTTTGATACTCCTCCAAATGCTTTACTAACAGATTTTACTATTCCACCAAATCCACCAAATCCCATTATGCTCTACCCCATTTAATATCTTGTACTGTTTCAGAAGCAAAATCCATACCTACATCTGTACTAAAAAATCTTTGTTGTGATGTATTGTTTGTTTTACGACCATTCTTTTTACCAAAATCTGCCCAATGAGATACGATTGATAAACCAACAACACTATCTTTTTCTCTTTCTTGTATTTCAAAACTTTCAATATTACCCTGATATAAAAGAAATGGGTCTGCAATTAATGAGTTATCATCAGCTAATAATCCTCTGTAAATATTAACAGAGTCATTAATAACATTTTCATTTAATACAGTTGATATAAATGTTTGATCTGCACCTGATAGATTAATTGAAACAGTTGATTTGGTAATATCTGTTTCTTCTGTGTGATTAGAAATACCTAATATAAAATCTGAAGCTGAATAAGTAACTGATGAGCCTGATACTGATGAGGTTAATGGAAAAGAACAATCAGTAATGTTAATAGGAGTAGAGAACCCAATAGTGATAAGATGTACTGGTCTAATATCATTTGTTGCTAGTTCGTTCTTTATCGCTGTTGTTAGGCTTCTCGTCATATTCCTCAAATGTTCTTCTATTAATTTTTATTGCATCATTGACAGTATAAGTGGCATTTTTAGATGGTTCACTATACTTTCCTTGATTCAAGGATTGAGCATTAAAATCATCAGCTTCTATTATTTCTTCTGCTAAAAAATCAACACTAATCCAATATTTTACTTTGTATTTCATCTATAAGGATTCTTCAACATCAAATTGATACTCATAATATAAATTACCATCTTTATCTGCACCAGATACACCAAATTCTTGAACATCATTTGTTAAGTGTACTGTGAATGGAACATTATCATATTGAATATCTGAAGAAGAAACTGCTGTTGTTAAAGGTGGCTCTATTGTTAAAGTTCCTGTTGAAATATCTGATTGATCTGCAACGACCATATAAACTTTAGAATGATTAGCAAATTTAATCATATCTCCAGCTTTTAATGTGCCTGTACCTGTACCACCTAATGTAATTGAAGTATCTCCAGCACTTGCTGTACCATGTGGAGTACCACTTGCTGTGCCTCTAGCATCTTCTACTTCTGGTGGGATAATTGTAAAGTTTTCTTTTCCTGATCTTTGTTTAATTATAAATGCCATTAACTCTCCATAAACATCTGATCTTTTAGCTGTAATAATTTGAACTGAAAATGCCCATCTTTGATTGTCTATTTGTCTTGCAAGTTTCTTACCTGAAACAGTTTTTGAGATAATAGTATTTTGAATTGACTTTATTCCTAAAGTTCCAAACTTAGCAGTTGATATAGGAAAAGCACCAGACATTAGATTAAGTTTTTACTCCCTCTTTCATTTACAGCACTATTAATTAATTGTGTAATAGTTCCTCTTGATCTAACAAGTAATTCTTCAAAGCCTGAAGCATCTACTGTGTTGATATTAAAATTAACTGTTGTTGCACCACTACCATTACCACCTCTAGCTGATTGTTGTATTTGTCCTGATTGGTTAGGTACAAATAATTCAGCACCTTGTTCTCCTACCATGTATGGTTGTCCTTTTTGTACTGAACCACCTGATGCTCTAAAGAAACTAGAAGCAAGATTTACTAATGAACTTCCCATATTACCACTACCACCAGCACTCATTGCTGCTTGTTGTCTTTTTTGATCTGTAATTGATCTTTCAATTTCTAATAAACCTACTGCTTGTGCAATTTTAGTATTACCCATTCTTACAAGTATTTGCTCTCTAACAATTTGTTCAATTAATATTGCTATAATTCTTGATAAAACATTTTGAGCCATATTTCTTAATGTGTCTTTTAAATTTTCTCCAAACACTAATGCTCTTGCAAAACCCTCTGACATTTGTGTAATTCCATTATTTATACCCTCTGCAATTATCATTTGTATATTTGATGTTTTGTCTTTAATATTTTTTAAAGCACCAGAATTTAATTCTTTAAATTTTTCTATAGCTTTTTCAGTTGCACTTGGAATCTTATATCCTAGTTCACTTTCAGTATTGTATAAAAATGTATCTATTTCCTCTACTTGTTTTTTAAACTCTTTTGTAGATTCAATTAAAACTTTATAATTATCTCTATTGTTTGGTAATTCTAATTTTTTAGTAACACCAGCTAATTTGTCAATTCTTCTATTTATATCATCTATAATTAAAGCACCACCAGCAATTTTTGTAAAGATACCACCAAATGTTACTAGAAGTAATCCTATAACAGATTGTAAATCTCTAAAATTAATAACTAATTCTTTAATTGCATTGGATAATTTTAAAATAGCTACTGCAAGATTTTCTCCCATTTCTCTACTTAATCTTCTAATAGCTTGATCGTTTGTTTCTGTAAATTCTTTTAAATCTCCTAATTGTCTTTTTAGTTCATCAAAAAATCCAGCAGCTATTTCAGTTTGAATTGTAAAGAAAGCATCTTTTAAGTTTGATATAGTTCCTTTTAAAGTATTAGCTAGTTTATTTGTTAGTTCTCCAAACTTACCACCTGTTCCAAATGCTCTTGCTAATCCTTTAATAGATTCATCAACACTTGTTTTAACTCCAGCTTCAAAACCAGCCATAGCTGTTACTGCTCTATCTCTAAATAAATCTGCTGAACCTATACCAGCACTAAATGATCTTTGTATTTGTTGTGAAGCTAAAGCAAAATCTCCACCTAATTGAACTGCTGTGTTACCAGTAATTTTTAATAATTCTTCAAATGATATTCCAAGTGATTCTGCTTTTTCAGAAACAGTTGCTAAAGCTGTTACACCTTGCTGAATGTTTGATAGTTCAAATGGAGTTGTCTTTGCAAATTTTGTAACTGTATCTAATGCTGCTTTACCTTTTTTAGCACTACCAAATAATGCTTCTAATTGAACTCCAAGTTCTTCAATTTGCATACCAGCATTAACAATACCTCTTAATACAAGACCAGCACCAAGACCTATAAAAGCATTTTTTAAATTAAATACAGAAGCCTTAACTTTAGTAAGAGTACCTTGTAATCTATTAAATGCTTGAGTAGATTTATCTTTTGCTACTATGTCTATTAATAATTTTTGATTTGCCATTATTTTACATTCCTTGCGTCAGCTAGTGATTGACTTGTTTTATACTGTTCTTGTTCTTTTTTCAAGTATGCTAACCAAAGATTATAATGGCTTACTGGCATATCAAGAACTTGTTGGATTGTAAGATGTAATCGTTCTGCTATAACTAAAAGCGACCTAACATCAGGGTCGCTAGTTACTTTTTTTCTGCGTCCTCGTAATTAGTATCTGCTAATATTTGATTGGCAATATTAGATATAACATTTGAGTCTGCTTTTTTTCTAAGAGCAAATTTATCTTCAGGACTAAAGGCTTTAATCATATCGCCTTTGTCATTTTTAACTAACAATTTCATTATAAGTAAATCAACAAGAACAGTTAAGTCTTGAAAATTACTAGACTTCTTAAAGATAATGTTTTTTTCTTCAAGGGTTAATGGCTCTGAATAGAATACACTAGCATTTCCATGCTCGTCTTTCCATTGTTCTACTTCAATAGTAGTAGTTTTAAGAGTTTCAAAATGAGTTTTTACTCTATCAATAACTGACATAAATTAGATTTATACAGTTCCTATTGTTAAAGCACCTGTTCCTTGAAAAGTTACAGTTCTTGAAACGATTGCGTCCATTGAGTTATTGATACTCATACCAGTAACAATACCTGTTCCTGTGTAACTTGCATCTCCTGAAGTATTACCTTCT